ATATCATACTGTAAGATAGTCTTATCAAAGTTGCCTGTAATGAGTACACAACCCGATCCCATGTCATCAGTAAACTTAGCATTTACGCCAAACTTCTTTAAGTTACGTATGAGACCTATCTTACGATAGTCGTTGTTGATCTCAATGCCTTGATTCTTATCTCTTGAGATAGAACTGTAAAATATGATAGAGTTAGCATTTAACTCATCTATAGCATTTGATCCATGACCACCCAATGGTGACATGATAGCTCTTGCCGTAGCTCCACTAGATCCAGCATTTCCAGACAGTTGTACGTCTGTCCAGGTATATCCGCTTCCTGGATTAGTTATGTTGATCTTGATGACCTGTCCACCAGAACATATGGCTTCTGCTTGAGCTCCGATACCATCACCAACTATATTCACAGTAGCTGCTCCGTATCCACTGCCGCCGTTGACGACCTTAGCAGACTCAATACTTCCAGGAACTGCTAATAGTTCAACGTTTGCTTGTAGCGTTGATACGTTACCAATACTAAAGTTTGTTACTAATACGCCTTTATTGCGGTTTATTTTGTCATCGTTCCATTCATCAGACTTAGTTAAGTCTCGAATAGTGATGTTAGCATTAGTATAACCAATGCCGCCGTCTGTAATAGTATAACCTACTATCTCGCCGCCTGTACCTAGTATAGCTGTAGCTGTCGCAGCGCCTGAAACTAAGGTAAGTGAATGCGATGTACCAAGTCCTGTAGTTATAGCTAAAAATTGTTCTATATTTGCATGATTTAATGTATCTGCAAGACCTATGTTATTATCGTCTACACGAATGACATAGTATGTACTACCAGAAGTTAAGTTGACTACGTGTGTTCCACCGCCAGAGTTATAAACTACAGCGTCTCCTGTTACTAATCTATGACCGTTATACTTGATAGTGTGTGATGCGTCTGTGACGTCTGTACCACCATTGAACGTAAACTTAGGTGCAGTTATGGTAACTACAGGAGGATCAATATATCCACTACCCTTTTCTGTCAATGTGATGAGGGATACTTTACCACCTGCTATAGAAGCTACTGCTGTAGCTTGAACTCCTGATATAGGAGCAGCGATAGTAACACCCGGGATCTCTGAGTATTTTGTACCAGCATAACCGATTAGGGCTTTATAGACGTTATCTATTCCTGGTGTGATGATTAATTTTATGAGTGCTTCAGTCTTTATTTGTAACGGAACTATTACTGCGTCTCTAGCTAAGTATGTGAACTCTACAGTGTTATTCATAGCAGCGCCAGTCATATGAGTAGGGCCGACGTCTGAAGTAGTTCCGTCTGCAGTCACTTCATAGTATCTGCCATCGTATCTAACTACGTCACCAAGTCCTACGACTGTCAGTGGTGTCCACTCATAGTCTTTTACTACGGGAGCACTTGGAGTGATATAAGCTGCAGGAGAACCTTGATATCCATGACCGCCTTGATCTAATGATGCGGTTGAGACTGCTCCACCTATTAATACTGCAGATGCTAATGCTGTAGTACCTACATACTTTAATTGTGCAGATCCGTTATTTGTCGTACCAGATAAATGGATTGGGCCAGATGATCCTAATCTTGTGCCGCTTACTACATAATAGAAGTTATCGCGAGTAGTAGATGGATTAGTATACTTAATATAACTACCTAAAGCTACATCAAGAGAGTCTTGCCAATCTATATATGATGGGAATGGAGGTGATACTGTTAAATCTATTGCAGAGTATCCTTCACCAGCATCGTCTATCTGTAATTCACTTAATAAGTATGGATTAGACTCTAAATACCCGTCACCGGTCACTGCAGCTATAGTATTGTCTGGGTCTGGATCATATCCTAGTCCACCATTTTCAATGGTTATATGATTGATATCACCGTTTGAAAAGAATTGAGCCTTAAGGGCTGTCGTTACAGGCATATGAGTAGTAGATAAGAATCTATTTCTCAATGCTAATGGAATAGTATACATGAACTTCCATTTATATCCATCAGATGTAGTGAATACTGAAGTATCCGTACCAAATGGCATCACAGTAGAAGCTGCGTTTAAGTTATTATCGATACACTTATATACGTTATTGTCTGTAGTGAGTACATAGTACTGTGCATCCTCTAGTCTTATAGCACCATAAAACCCAACTGCATTAGCTCCACCATTAGGAACAGATTCATATGCATCATCGTACATATCATATACAGTATCAACAGTCCAATCAATCCTTCTAACTACGTATGCTACGTCAGAGCTATTAATTCTTTTTGCTGTAAGTATGTCTCTACGAACATGTAACTCATATCTAAAGTTTTCAGAAGGTACACCTGGAACGTCTGAAGTACTAGACGCAATGAACGGACTCAATGAATCTGTCCAAGTATTTTCTTTTCCATACCAATGATAGTATATGGCAGTATTAGATACCACATCGTTATAGATAGAGTCAACTATTGACTTCCTAAATCTTGGTTTAAATACTGAGTATGATGTCGTCATTTAATTATCCTACAGAAACTACCCATGATATCGCAATACTGTCAGTAGATGTCTTTACTATGACAGGGAAAGTCGTTCTACATAACATAGTACCGTATGTTACTTTATGATTAGATCCAATTCCGTCAGTAAGAGTAATTACTATTGGAGTTAAAGCTGTAGCATTAGCATAAGTTAAAGCTAGCTTGAAAGTATCGTTTGTGATCTTGACTATATAGTATGTTGATCCAGTGGTGAGGCCTCCTATAGAAGTACCACCACCATTAGTATAAGTGACTTTAGCGCCTGTGGTTAATCCATGATTAACGTATGTGATAGTATTAGATGCAACGTCTATAGCTCCATCAAAAGTAAGTACTGACGTCTCATCTTTATTGAATATGCCAGCCTCAACTATAGAGCCTGTACCAGAACCAGCTGGAAACAATGCATTAAATGTAACGTTACTACCTATGAGTTCAGTAGATGTGATGCCTACTCTTGTTAATTCATTTATTAGGGTCGTTTGAGATAATGCAGCAATTGAAGCGTCATCACCTATAGACATATAATCCATGGCGTCATAACTTGTTCCTACTATACGGGAAGCAATGAACTCTTTACCAGTAGTCACTACAAGATTTGGGATCTCAGTAGAGTATACCAACTCATTCTTTTCGTTGAATTTTTTGATTATTAAACGTCCGGTCAACGTTACACTTGATTTAAACATTTTTACTCCTAGTTATCCTGTAAATACATAACTCTCTGGTGGGTTATATAATTCTTCTGGTGCCATATATACGTCTGTATCATATGGTTCTATTCTGATTCTGCCGCCTTCTCCAGTAATGACTGCGTAGCTTGGCGTTATACTCTTATTTATCTGATTAAACGAAGCAAAAGATCTCCATTGACCTAATTCTTGCACTGCTGTGGCTTGTACATTAAAATCATTTTGGATCTGATACTCTCCAAATAAAGCTGTACCTGCTGGATGCAAGTATGACTTCATCAAAGACTTATAAGATTCTAGCTTCTCATCCACTGTTATTAGGTATGAGTATTTTTGATACCTATAGCTGTCCTGGATGTACATGTCATCATCAAGGAACCCGTCATTTGTTACGAAGTGACCTTCATACTTGGCAACGGCACCTATATCAAACCTAATCAATACATAGTTAGGATTGGATCCTTGGGCATTGATAGATTCTTGATAAAACTGTTGTAAGAAAGTAGCTGCATAGGTAGTGTCAGTGTATGGTAGTACAGCATAGTTTGGAGATATTACATATCCATAGTCTTGATACTTATCGAGCTGTGTATCATTAGGTATCTTGTATTGTATTAGTGAATTCTTATCCACTTGCATTGTAGAGTTTGTGCCTACAGTACCGCTTGATTGTATTAGGTAGAAAGCTGAATCATATCCATAACCAAAGCCGAGAGTAGCAAGACTAATTATACCACCGTTCTCATCTACACGAACTACTTTTAACTTTTGTTTGATTGTCTTACCAGTAGATACTGTAGTACCGTCTATTATCTGACCAATCTTATATCCGACACCTGGAAGTACTACTGTATACTTTACTGTGGTTGGTAATATAGTACCAGTCACATCTCCATCTGATAGGGTATAACCTACCTTGATGTCACCATAGTAGTATCTATCGATGAATACTTCATAGACATCATTTTCAACTAATCGTACTTTTAGAACAAATACCTTAAGATTTTGATTTACGCCGTGTATGGTTATGCGATTACCTACTAATGCTTCTGGGTTTCCAGTAGATATACGAACAAATAAAGACATGTCTTGTTGCCATTTTCCATCAGATACCTTAAGTACTTGATCCCATGGATAAGTTATCTCTGCTGTCTTACCGTATAATAGTTTAAATAAGAACTTATAAGAAGCTTCTGTGCCTTTGGCAACGAATACTTCTTTGATCTTTCTAAGGAATAGTCTTTGGTCAATATTAGAGTACGTGCCACCAAAGATGTCAAGTTCACTCTTAAAATACTGGATAAAACTATCAAGCGTATTGTCTATGTCTCTTAAGTCTGTTAAGTTACGTTTCTCATATCGATCTACGTATTCATAGTATGCTTCAATGAATTCTACAAATAGCGGATGATCTTCCCTTGCAAATTCAGGTATCTGTTGAGCTACTATTGATTTTAAATCTATAGTCATTAGTTTCTACTTGAAGTGAATTGATAACTAGATCCACCAGCTGAATCACCTACTGATAACTTGTCAAGTACCATATTAACAGTAATGTTTTCATTTGGTATGTTTACTAATTGATTACGTATAGACACTACATCATTTGATTGTGGCTTGATGATTAGTTCAAATATAGCGCTCTGTGTTAAGTCTATACCAGTTATCTCTAATGCATCCATAGTTATGGTACCTTTTGCATAATCGACTGAGCCAAAAGATCTATAATACTTCTTAACGTTGATGTCATAGTAGTACATCTTTAACACTCCTACAAGCTTATCAGTAGGACTGTCTTCAAGGTACATTAGCTCATCACTACCTGCAATATAGAATCCAGTAGATGTTAATGACTCTTCTGCAACTCCAGAATTATAAATTGGGTTACCTAAATGAATCTCATAGTTTTCATTGGCGTTATACTTGACAGTTACTTCTCTATGTAACTTAAGTGTAGTGATGTTACTTACTATAGAAGGCTCAGCCGCATCTATCTTAGATGATAGGTTTGAGTATCTAAATATACCCGCAAATGAGTGTAAGTTTTGTAAGTTATAGTCTTTTATTGTCTGTGTCACTAGTGCTTGTAATTCTGATTCAGACTTGGCTGTAAGTCTTGGATTATAGTATGCAGTAGTACTGATCTCAAGGTTGATGTATTCTGGATCAAGTATCACAGGACTAATAGATACTACGTTCTTTTGTTTTAATAGTTGTGTTCTGATAAAATCTTTTTGTGCTAGAGTCAATATGTCTGTAGTCCTAGGCTTAATAGAAATGTATACTCTACCATATGTTGGAGGTACATGATCTTCTCCACCCCATACATTGATAGCTTCAGCTTCAGGATATAATCTATAGATCATAGCCTTATAGTCTTCTACTGTCACTGCTCTGTTTTGTGCTGTGTATGATCTTGGTGCATTGTATCTAACTGAATCGATGCTTTCTACTTCACCACCACCAAATGCTGGTGTGAGTGTGGTAACTGATACTACTCCACCTAAAAGTGTAGAACCTGAGTATGAGAATACTCTTGCTCCATTTGCTGCAGCTTTACTAGTAACTAAATAAGATATGTTGACTATGTTACCATTATGTAATGCTTTGCCTACTACATCATTACCAAACTCAAGCTCATAAAGTTGGCCTTCGATCTCTTTAACGAAGTATACCTTAGATGTAGCATCCAAGTTAAGTATCTCTTCATTACGAATGAACGTATTAAATGTGGCTGATGAAGCGTTATCTTGTATACGTACGTTGAGCGTAGAGAGGTCTGCGTCTTGATTAGGGATAGTGTATACTACTCCGTCTCCTGCGATATACTTAAATGTTAGTGGAGTTCCTTCGACGATGTTAACGTTAGTAAATGTGTACTTGTTATCAACTCGTGTAGTCTCAATAGCTTCAAGGTTATAGAAATTATATGTTGTACCGTCTATAGCTGCACTGAACGCACTATAAGCTGGTAGAGTTAGTGTAGCTGGAGAAGTCGTAGTACTACTTACTACTATGGTCACAGTCGCTGTTGCAGATGTAGCTGAGTGTGGCACGTACCCAATTTCTTTAGCTCTTGAAACGACGCTTGATCGTTTGCTGGCGGAATCCAAGAAGGATTCATTGACAGCTAAGTTTGTATATAGAGCGTTGTAATGGGTATTGTATGCGAGTATGTCTAGCAGCACAGAAAGGCCGGCACCCTCAAAGTCATAGTCCTTAAAAGTATCTTGACCTTGTAAGAAGGTTTTTATGTTTGACTTAATCGCATCAAAATCCAACTCAGTCGTAGTAATATTTTTGTTTGTAGCCATTATCGTGTTCTCGTAAGAATTAAATCAACCTGTAGTGGTCGAGTCGTGTTTATTATGGTAAAGTAGATCGACACATACACCTCATGCTCATCTGGTGATACTGTTACTTGCACATTATCAAGTCTAACTCTTGGTTCAAAGTTAATTATAGTATCTGTTATAGCTCTCTTCAGCATGATACTAAGCATAGGAGTCGCTGGCTCAAACAATAATCCACGTACAGCAGAACCTATCTCTGAATGAAACGGTCTCTCATAGTTAGTAGTCAATACTAAGTTTTTTACTGCAGTCTTGATAGCTTCATCATCATACTTACGAGCAACGTCATGCGTTACTGGGTGTCTAGTAAAGTTAAGGTCTAAGTCTATGAATGTTCTAGTTGCGCGTGCCATCTTCTATTTATAAGTCCTATCCAAAGAATACACTTGGTGATCCCTGTGCAGATACTGATCCACATGATATTGGGTCACCAATCCTACCTGCCGCTTTACCATTCACGAATACTGTAGATGAACCTTTTTGTAGAGTACCATCATGACATATGATCGTACAACAATGAGTTACCCAGTGATCACCTTGACGATGTACACCTTTGCCGTTGACACATACATCGTCAGATGCTTGATCGTTAACACGAGGACCAAAGCATCCGTGTCCTGAACATATGTCACCTAATCTAGTAACGGCTGGCATTATATTCTAAACCAAATGTCACCATCTATACCGCCTGTTGGTGAGTTAGTAGATATAGTTGGATAGAATCTAGGACCAGTAGTACCGATGGGACCTATATTCCCAATCGGACCTGTTGCTCCTGAAGCTCCAAGTTCTCCAGCTAATGTGATGATCCAGTCAGTATACGTTCCATTGCCATGTGCTACGTCAGTGATGACAGACAATGAAAATAGAGTATAGTCAGATATTATTCCTTCCATATATGCTGTATCTGGATTGTTCTGTGAAGCTATTCTTGCTCTAGTTCCTATGCTAAATGCAGATTTAGTATTAGGAAGACTTACAGAAAATACTTTATTGCTAGCTATGCTGATTGACGTCAACGTAGAAGAAGTCAATACGAATGATGGTCCTGTTGAACCCGTGGCACCTGGACCTGTCGATCCTATAGGACCCGTAGCTCCACTCGCACCTGATGCACCTTGATAACCGATCGGCCCTGTAGAACCCGAAGCTCCTTGATAACCTGTGGCACCGGTAGATCCTGTATAACCTGTAGCTCCAATATTACCTTCGCCACCACTTATACCTGATGCTCCTTGTGTACCTGTGGCGCCTGATGCTCCTGTATAACCTGTAGATCCGGGGATGCCTGTAGATCCTGTATAACCAGTGGCTCCTTGTGGACCCGTCTGACCGGTAGCACCGTCTGCTCCGCTAGGACCTCTATAACCTGTGGCTCCTGGTGCACCTGTAGCACCTGTACGACCAGTAGGACCTTGTATACCACTAGCACCAAAGTCTCCACCAGAACCACCAACTCCTGATGAACCTATAGGACCTTGGCTACCTGTAGCTCCACTCGCTCCAACGAATCCTGTTGCACCAACTAAACCTATAGAACCTGAAGCACCCTGTATTCCAGTGGAACCTGAAGCTCCTTGAATACCTGTAGCGCCAGTACCGGTTGCACCCGATGCACCTTGAATACCTGATGCACCAGCAACACCTACTGCACCTGCTAAGTTAATTGTAAATGAAGTATATGAACCAGAACCTAATACGCTTGTCCTGTTTAATAATAAAACTCCGTCTAATTTATTGTATGATATGACGTTAGCTGATTGAATGTTAGTACTATTGGCTGCTATGACTATGGATTGGCCTGTAGAATAGTTTAAACCAGTTTCTACTATTATTCCAGTAGCGCCTGAAGCACCTAAAGTTAAAGAACTAGTAGATGTAGTCGAATATCTATCACCTGCTTGACCTGTTGCACCTGACGCGCCTTCAACTCCTTGTGGACCAGTAGTTCCAATAGGACCAGTAGCACCAGGAACATCTGATATGCCTGTAGCACCGCTTGCTCCTAATGGACCAGATGCACCTTGTGGACCTGTTGCACCAGGAACGTTAGAAATCCCAGATGCACCGATCTGTCCTTGTAGTGTACTCTTAGCTATGTCTCTTAAACTAACTGCCATATTATTATCCTATATCAACCGGTTCTGGTATTAAATTAAATGTTTGGTTGGCATCATCGTACCAATACTTATCTGCTTCAATGGTATCTTCACAGTCTACCCACTTGAATGCTGATGTAACAGGGAACGTATCGTTCTGTACCTGTGCAACTCTATATCCGGTTTCTCTTGATTCAATCGTTGATATCAATGCTTTTTTCATATCATCTCCTATGCATACTCATATACTACAATTATGCCATTGCCACCAGATGCTCCTGTTTGACCAGTTCCTGATGAAGCTCCACCTCCTCCACCACCAGAAGTACCCGCCGAAGGAGCCACACCTTTTGCACCTCCTGCCCCACCACCAGTACCCATGTATCCTGCTCCGCCACATCCACCTCCGACTGTAGCATATGTACCACCACCTGATGCAGAACCACCTGATCCTACCAAGTTTAAGTCTCCGCCTGATGCCGAACCACCAACTCCACCTTTACCTCCAGAACTTACGCCGTTACCACCGCCCGAAGCAGTGATGAACGTTCCGAATGATGATGTACCTGATACACCACCAACAATGACTGTCTCAGTTGAAGCTAAGTCTGTTGCAACTATTCGTTTGATGCCAATACCTCCTGCACCACCTCCTCCGCCACCAGATCCGCCTCCACCTGATGCTGAACCTGCACCCCCATTGCCACCACCTCCAACTACATGTACTACAATATAAGTCGGATTATTAGTTGCTTTAGTATAACCTGTTGCTCCTGCTTCTGTAAAAGATGTGATAGCTAATAATGATCCAGCAGCTCTTGGACTTTCAGCACCGCTTGCACCTTGTGGACCTGTAGCACCAGCGTATCCTAACGGACCTTGCACGCCACTCGAACCTGTATCACCGACGCCGCTTGCACCTTGTGGACCTGTAGCACCTGTAGCGCCTGTACGACCTGTGGCACCTGCGATTCCTTGTGAACCAATACCAGTGGCTCCTATAGGACCTGTCGAACCAGTTGCACCAGTAAATCCTGTGGCTCCACTCGATCCAATGATACCTGACGCTCCTTGAATGCCTTGAAATCCTTGAATTCCTTGTTCTCCAGTAGCACCTACGACTCCAGTTATTCCACTCGCACCGTCAATGCCTTGTAGACCGCTTGCACCTTGTGGACCTGTAGCACCAGTAGCACCACTAGCTCCATCAATACCAGCACCTGTAGCACCTGTTGGACCCGTTGTACCATCAATACCTGTAGCACCAGTATATCCTGTGGCTCCAGAAGCTCCGTTGATACCAGTTGCACCGGTATAACCAGTAGCGCCTTCTGTACCTGTAGCACCTGTCGCTCCCTCTAAACCTGTTGAACCAGATGCTCCACGTATACCTGACGCACCAAATTCACCTTGAATACCTTGTATACCTTGAACTCCTTGAGGACCGGTGGCACCGTTTTCTCCTGTGATACCAGAAGCTCCGTTTCTACCAGTTACACCAGTTGCACCTTGTATACCTGTAGCACCATTAAATCCTCTTGGACCAGTCGCACCTGCATTACCTATGGTAGCAGATACTTGCCATTGATAACCGTCGAATACTAACCATACGATAGTATTTCTAATGTCAATGAGTAAGTCGTCTTCGTATGAGTCGATTAGTTGACCGTTCCTAAGTACTAACAACGGATTTAATTGCCAATCATTACCATCAGTCAATACGATAGTCGTACCAATTACTGGGAATTCTGGTAACGTTATGTTGAATGTACCAGAGTTAGTGTCAGCTATGACTTGTGCAGTACCAGTCAATACAGTATCATACGTCACGCGTGTCCAACCTGATGGAGGTACAGATATCCAACTACGTGTACCATCTGTTAACGATGATAATACATAGTTATTAGTAGGCGGAACCCCTAAGTCGGGTTCTGCTTCAGATAATTGTAAGAAGTTATACCTATCGGCCGATACTGCGGTCGCTGGTATTTTCTTTACTTTACTTGATAATAATCTAGCCATTTACTGATTCCAAGATACTCAATGTTATTTTAAATTTATTGTCGTTACTAGCAGTAACTTTAATTTGATGTCCTTCTTCAAGCACTAACTTACCAGTAACTGCAGATGCTGAATCATTTCCAGGTATAGTAAAGTCTTTAATAAGTTCTGTAGTAGTGTCAGTACCTGAGTAATAGTGTGATACAGTTACTGTTCCTGAAGTATTAGTTATGTTTGCTATCTGAGCCATAAGGATGATAGCAGACTTTCCTACTGGTGCAGTGTAGATGGATGTCTCAACAGAAGTTATCTCTGCTGTCTTTGTCTTAAATACGTTTAATGCTATAGCCATTTTATGCGCTTCCTTCGATTGCTAAGATGTATGGTGTTAAGATGGAGAATAGTGATTTATTAAATGAATCACCAGTAATGATACCATCCGCTCTGTTAATTAATAGTCCTGTACCGATCCTAAAGTTACCAGTTTCATCAGTGCTTGTAAACACTACCGAACCTCCATTTGTCTGTACAATTTGATTGTCAGCTATAGGTATTCCACCCGCTTGTGGAAGTGCTTTAGTAATGTCATCTCCTGAACCTACATATTCCATAGTATGATTAGATGTTGATATAAAGCTTCGTCTATAGAATCTAACTATAGAATTATCAGGCACAGCATTAATATCATTAATAGTCTCTAATATAGTAACAGCAGATTCACCTTTTCCTCCTGCTACTACTGGAGCAGAGCTTGGTCCACTGCTTATTATATCAGTAACATATCCTATTAAAGTAGTTACGTTAGCTTGAATAGACGCTCCATTAG